TAACACTACCTGCATACACTGATGACAATTGGGGTGCGGTTGGACAAATGCAAGTTATCTCAAACGTTTATTAATCAAAATACTTGACTCGCAGTAACAACTAGCATATAATATAGTATATGCTGAACATCATCTCTGATTTCATTAAAAGTATTTTACCTGCAAAGCGTAAAACAACTCCTAGCGGTTGGATTAGCTTTAATGCACCTTGCTGTATACACAACGGTGATTCAGCAGATACTAGGGGTCGTGGTGGCTTAACTGCTAACGCAGATGGTAGTGTAAGCTACCACTGTTTTAATTGTAACTTCAAAGCATCATATCAACCAGGTCGTCACTTAACATTTAAGTTTCGTAAACTATTATCATGGATGGGTGCAGGTGATAGTGATGTTAAACGCCTAGTAATCGAAGCTATTCGTATCAAAGACCTAGTAGCACCAGAACAGGTAAAAGAACCTGAAGAAAAGATTGAATTTAAAGTTCGTGAGTTACCCAAAGATGCACTTAGTTTTCAACAGCTACTTACACATCACATATTAGATGACTTTAATAATGTTCCTACACTGCTAAATTCAGCAGTTGACTACATCAAGGCTCGTAAGATTGATCATACCAAGTATGAATTTTACTGGACTGACAGTGTGGAACATAAGTTAGATCGTCGTGTGATCATTCCTATGATCTGGGAAGGCCGGACTATTGGCTACACAGCTAGAACATTTGTAGATGAGATTAAGCCAAAGTATTACAGTCATTATGAACCTAACTTTGTGTTCAACACTAACAATCAACAGCGTGATTGGAAGTTTGTTATTGTCTGCGAAGGTCCGTTTGATGCTATGGCCGTAGATGGTGTAGCAGTATTAGGTAATGAAGTAGCAGACCAACAAGCAGATATAATTGACGCATTGGGCCGTGAAGTTATTGTTGTTGCTGATGCAGATAAGAGTGGTGCTAAACTTGTTGACGCGGCGATAAAGTATGGTTGGAGTGTTAGCTTTCCAGTGTGGCAAGAAGATTTAGACTGTAAAGACATTAGTGACGCAGTAGTTAAGTATGGCAAACTATTTGTGCTTAAAACTATCATTGATGCTAAAGAATCAAGCAAGTTAAAAATTGAATTACTACGCAAGAGAAGATATGCCTAGAAAAGATATTATAATAGTGACTCTTCCCGGTACGTTGGTACGTATGCCAATGGCTGCGCCGGCATTACTTAAAGCATCAATTGAACAAGTGGGATTCACATGTAAAACATTAGATTTTAATATTATATTTTATAACACAGTAACTGATGTTATTAAATTGACTGAGTTGGAGAATTTTTTTAGTACAGGGCTTAACAATGAATGTGTACAGGAAGCTAATGAATTAATATCTCAGTGGGCAACTGAAATTATATCATATAATCCGGTATACGTGGGAATTAGTGTTTTTACATATCAGAATCGAATAGCTACTAGAATGTTGTGCGAGTATTTGCGTAAACATTCTGATATAAAAATAATATTAGGAGGACAAGGTTTAACTGATGGTGGAATATTAGGACCGCAAGGGTTCGCAAAAGAATTAATATTAACTTCGCTAGCTGATTATTATATCAAAAGCGAAGGTGAAAATTCGCTAGTAGAATTACTTAAAGGTAATCTCGATTACCCGGGTATCAATAAAGATGATTTCAAACAGATTGATGATTTAGATAGTATTCCATTTCCTAATTACGATGATTATAATTTTGAAATATACGATCGTAAAACATTACCAATAACTGCAAGTCGTGGTTGTGTTAGATCATGTAGTTTTTGTGATATACACGATCACTGGCGCTATAAATATAGATCGGGTTTACGAGTAGCGGAAGAGATGATTTATCTCCATGAACGATATCAAGTTGATAGTTTTAATTTTACTGATAGTTTAGTTAATGGTGGACTAACTGAATTTAAAACTTTTTGTCAGGCAATGATGAAATATAATCAACGGGGTCATAATATCAAATGGGCCGGTCAATATATAATACGTTCATCTAACCACCTTGATGAGGAGTATTGGTATAATTTATCTCAATCGGGTGCTAATAATTTAGCCATCGGAGTTGAAACAGGTAGTGACCAAGTTAGAGAACATATGAATAAAAAATTCTCTAATGAAGATCTTGATTACACTATGAAGATGTTAGAAAAATATAATATTACTTGTACGTTTCTTATGATTATTGGATATCCGACAGAAACTGAATATGATTTTCAATTAACTCTCGACATGTTTAAAAAATATCAGCATCTCGCAAATAAGATAATTATAGATGTTAGCTTTGGTTCTACGTTGGGTATACTGCCAGGTACACCACTGTATAATCAAGCATCAGAATTTAATATTGAATTAGATAAGCATGAAAATAATTGGATGGCACACAATAATCCTACATTAACATTATCAGAACGTATACGCAGGGTGAATAAAATAAAGGAATATGTTGCAGATCTTGGTTATACATTTAATAATAGTGCTACTGGTATGTTACATATCCTTGAACAAAACATTCCGTTATTCGAAAAACGAAATAAAATTAAGAAAATAATAAAACTTAAGGAACAAAAATAATTAACATATGAGCAAAGAATATTCAACAGACCTACAGCAGTTATTTTTAGAAATGATGCTACAAGATCCGCAGAGCTATGTGCGGGTACAAAACATCTATAATCCCGAAAACTTTGATAGAAGTTTACGTGAAGCGGCTAAGTTTATTAAGCAACACAGTGATGAATATAGAACACTGCCTACTATTGATCAAGTACAGGCAGTAACTACAGTCACGCTCAAACATGTACCCGACCTAACTGAAGATCACTACAATTGGTTTATGACAGAGTTCGAGGGCTTTACTAAACGTAATGAACTTGAGCGTGCTATTCTTGCGGCCGCAGATATGTTGGAAAAGGGCGAGTATGATCCAGTTGAAAAACTAATCAAAGATGCTGTACAAATATCCTTAACTAAAGACATGGGTACAGAATACTTTGAAGACCCTAGAGCACGTATTGACCGGTACTTTAACAGTGGCGGACAGGTAAGTACCGGTTGGCCACAAATGGATAAGATACTCTACGGTGGCTTTAGTCGCGGCGAACTTAATATCTTTGCTGGTGGTTCTGGTTCAGGTAAATCTTTAGTTATGATGAACATTGCTCTTAGTTGGTTACAAGCTGGACTAAGTGGTGTGTATGTAACATTAGAACTTAGTGAAGAACTATGCTCGTTACGTACAGATGCTATGCTTACTGGTATGAGTACAAAAGACATTCGTAAGGATATTGAAACAACTGAACTTAAAGTTAAGATGGTAGGTAAGAAGTCCGGACAATATCGTGTTAAAGGATTTCCTGCGCAGAGTAATGTTAATGATATACGTAGTTACTTAAAAGAAGTACAGATTCAAACTGGTATTAAAGTTGACTTTGTTATGGTAGACTATTTAGATTTAGTAATGCCTGTATCGATTAAAGTTAATCCAAATGACCAATTTATCAAAGACAAATATGTAGCAGAAGAACTACGTAACTTAGCCAAAGAACTTAATGTATTGCTAGTAACAGCTTCGCAACTTAATCGTAGTGCTGTAGAAGAAATTGAATTTGACCATAGTCATATCGCTGGTGGTATTAGTAAAATTAATACAGCAGATAATGTGTTTGGTATCTTTACAAGTCGTGCTATGAAAGAACGTGGCAGATATCAATTACAATGTATGAAGTCGCGTAGTAGTACTGGTGTAGGACATAAAGTAGATTTGACTTATAATATTGAAACCATGCGCATTACAGATGAAGGTGAAGAAACTGCCGGAGATGGCAATGGTGCTAGTCGCAATATCAACAACGTATTAAACAATATTAAATCAACATCAACAGTTAATAGAGAAACTGGTGAAATCACAGATGCTCCGAAAATTAATGCTACTGTAGACAGTAGTAAACTTAAAAGTATGCTTGCTGGCTTAAAGAATAGTAGCGAATGACAAAATATACCTTAGAAGAAAAAAAATTAGTTTGTTGCGACACTAATTGTGGATTAACCGAATAGATTATGCCGCTTGATTTTACATTAATTGAGAACAGTACAGCTTATTCGTTGGATAAGTTATCTAACAAAACATCAACGATATCTCCTGATTTATTTTTATTAGATTCTTTTTTATATCCTCCGTTATTGACTAAATTAAATGATTATATTCTTAATACTGAGTTAGAATGGCACGTCGATCCTTATCGAGAAATTAAAAATAGAACAAAAATTAATTGGGTATTTGATTCAGTAATTGAAGAAGTGCATATTGTTATGAAAAATTTAACAACAGTATTAAATCAACAATTTAATCGATCTGATAAATTTCTCGGTATAACTATTTGGAAAGATCAAGAAGGCTACACAATTGATCGACATAAGGATCGCGTATTAATTGATTTAGCAATTCAAATTTATTTATTTGGTGGTACCGAAGATTTAGGTACAAAGTTTGAATATGATAATACTATTATATCGGCCGACTATAAAGAAAATTCTGGGTACCTACAGGACAATCAAACAGGAGTAGTGCATTATCTTGATACTCCTGTGCCCAAAGACCATATTAGATATTCATTGTATGCTATATGGATTAGAGATTAAATTTACTTAACATTTGACCTATACCTAATACTTCTGAATAATCATTGGCATGAACAACATGTACTAATTTCGATGGATTTAGATCTAATGTTCTGCACAAATCATGATGTGCTTCGCCATATGTATTCCATGTATAATCTCTAGGAATATTATTAATCATAAATGCCCCGCACGATGTCAAATTGGTGTTTACATCACCATGATAATGATTGAACATAGTTATTGCATCAGCAGTGCGTTGGCGACTCCATCGTAGACCTATTCTATTCCATTGTAGGGCGTACTTACTAATACTCATACCAAAAGATTTAATACAGGGGTGATCTAAATCAATATTAATATCTCTAGCTGTGGTAATCCAGGCAAAATCAATGTGTATATCGATATTTTTAATTTCACACTCTTTTAACAGTGCGGGCCATTCTGTCCGTATGTCTGCGGATCTCCAGTCTGGAATTGAAATGATTAAAGGGATATTAGGCGCAAGCTGTCCTGGTTCAGTGCCGTGTTTGCCTCCTACTAGACTATAATATGAATATTCTCCAGGTAGAATCTGCATACCGTCCCATCCATATTTAAGTATAAACGATTCAATAAAATGAGTACAACCCATAATTATATCTATACAAGGAAATTTATTCCATCCTTGTAAATCATTAAGTTTTGTTGATCGAAACCACTCATCTGCTAAGGGAATAAATTGTGCAGAATTAATTACCTGGTGCGATTGACTAAACCAATCAACTTTAAGACTGTGTAAAAATTTGTCTTCTATTGGAATTAATTTTTTAGTTACATCACCGATTGACCAAGTCATATTAAACAATACCATCCATTGAGTTATATAAAAATTTATAAAATGGAGATGTAAAATTTAATCTCCATGTGCCATTGTGTCCAAAGCAGGTTTCTGCTATGACTAATTTATCGAGTACAATACCCAACTGTTTTTGTTCGCTAGCCCAAGGTTCAGGATATATAGGTTCGTTAAAGCTCTGAGATTGAATGATATTTTTAATATCTATACCGTCAATTATAATTCGAGTGATTGTTAGCAGTTGATCTCTCACAGTGCCGTCGAAATCGCACTGGCGTTGTGTATCATCTTTATTATAACGTGTGATTGCTAATTGGTGAGGTTGATCAAATGTTAACGTATGAACAAAATTTATATTAGTATTTGTTTCAGTTACTAACCCATCAAATTTAATTGTATCGTCTACAGATATAGTAACACCGGGCGGTAAATCCCAGTAATCACTTTTAAATTCAATGATAAATTTTATAATCTCTTTATTGTTCATTGTACTTTTACTTATCGTGTGCTATACTTAAAGAAATAAAATTAATTACAAAGACACATAAATACTTTAAACTGGAGTAGAACTTTGCAAAAGCGCACACGTAGTATCCTTACTGAGCTAGATGAGCTATTAGCACACAAGGATAAGGCAAACCTGATTGAAAGCAGAGCTAATAACATCATTAATGGTGCTATTAATCTCATCAATCACATCCGTGAAAACTATGATACCGAGCAAGCAGGTGAGCTAGAGCGCCGCTTACTTAATGCAATCAAAGGACAAGACCCTGCAAAATTTAGTCGCGGTATCAGGAAATTAAAAGATGAAGATTAATGAAATATTAGCAGAAGCAGGGAAAACATATAACTCAGGGTCAAAGTCTGCTCTTAGTTCATTTCTTAGAGGCGCCGGAGCAACACAGGGAGCCGATGCTGTAGATGCTTATAAAACTGCAAACGCAACTAATCCTAATGTTCGTCAGATTTCCGATTTAGAAACTAATGCGACTGATTCATCTAATGCTTCGGTTGCTAAAATGCAAGGCGCTAATGCAGCGGCAATGACTGCAAAAACTACACTTACTGCTCAACAGGCTGCGGCTAAACGAGCGAGATTTATTGCTGTAATAAAACAACAAGCAGATCGTCAAGGATCTATATCAATGACTGATATAGGAAAACAAATTCCAAAACAAGGCGAATATGCGGACCCAATAAGACGTAGAGAAGCAATTAAAAATGTTGCACAAGAGTTACAGCAACAAGGAGTAACAGTAACAGCAAGTAACACGCCGACTACTGCGCCCCAAACAACACCCACAACCGATGAGCCATACAGTATAGGCGGACAACAATTAGATCCTACTAAGCCCGGTGATAAAGCAATTATTGATAAACTTAAAACTGCACAGGCAACTAAACCTAAAACTGCACCGGCAACTAACCCTAATCAACCTGCAGCAGGAAAATTTGACTGGGATGAAGAAGTACATACTACAGATGCAAATACACCGGCGCCATCTGGATGGGTGAAGCTTAAAATTCCACCATCAATTCAACCCGGCAAAGAATCTCCGTATCGCTTAGTACATCAGAAATATGCTCAAGATTGGATAGCTAACGGGTGGGTATTAGCGAAATGAAGTTATTTGAAATAAAAAAACAAACACCGCAATGGTTACTTGCTGAAGCTACTGGAATAAAAACACCATCAATTCACCTAGAACACTTGGAAGATTTGATTTTTAACAGTGGATATGCTGGTGCGCATGCGGCATTAGATTACGTAGAAAGTTTACGTGCTATGTTAGCAGAAGGCACAGGAACAACAACACAACTTACAGTCAAATGGGATGGTAGTCCAGCAATTATCTGCGGTATTGATCCGAGTGATAGTCGTTTCTTTATTGGTACTAAATCAGTATTTGCTAAAGGTGAGCCTAAACGATGTAAAACTGCAGCAGATATTGACAAATGGTATAGCGCACAGCCAGAGCTTGCGACTAAACTAACAGCATCATTAAAATATCTTTCAAAACTTGGTATTGGTGGTGTAGTACAGGGCGACCTAATGTTTACAGAAGGTGATGTAACTACAGTGTCTATTAACAACGAAGATTGTTATGTGTTTACACCTAACACAATTACCTATGCTGTTCCAGTTAACAGCAACTTAGGGCAACGTATTGCTCGAGCTAAACTTGGTATTATATTCCACACCAGCTACGAAGGTGACTCATTGGATGCAATGACAGCAAACTACGGTGTAAACGTAAGTGGATTAACACCAACATCAGACGTATGGTTTGATGACGCAACGTATAAAGATTATACAGGTATTGCTAGTTTAACACCTAGTGAAAATGTCAGCATACAAAAACAAATTGCCGCAACACAAGCAACAATAGAAAAGATTGGGCAAGCTCGATTTGATATTATACTAAACAACAAAGACTTTGCACGTAGCATTAAGCCATTCATTAATCAAATGGTTAGACAGGGTGAACAAGTAGGCGAACCTATGCAGTTCTTACAAAGATTTGTTGATTATTATAACGGCGAATTAATGAAAGACATTGAGAACTTATCGGGTGGTATTGCTGGACGTGCGGCACAGGCTCGCTTGGTTAAGATTAAAGAAAAAGAACAATGGGTAGCAGACAATGCCAACAACCTATTGATCATACTTGCTACATACAAAAGAGTTATCGAACTTAAACATGCACTGATGCGCAAACTAGCGCAGGTAGATGGTATTGGTACATTCCAAAAGACCAACGATGGTTATAAAGTAACTGCTCCGGAAGGCTTTGTTGCTATAGGGCACGATGGCGGAGCAATTAAGTTAGTTGATAGGCTTGAATTCAGCAGAACTAACGCATTAAGACGTGCTTAAAAATACGAGCATTACAGTATAGAATTTTGTTTAGATGATAAATAAAAGTATGCGCGAAAGCGTAAAATAAATTAGGAGAAATAACATGGCTACACCAGCAGCAGTAAATCCAGCATCAACAACATTAAACGTTGAACAAGTAGGTCGTAATATTAGCTTTTTCACAGTTGACTACATCAACGCAGTTGATGGTTCAGACGGTCCAGGTGAAACACAACAATTAGTATTAAATGCAATCCAAACATTGCACACAATCGTTGCTATTGGTCCTTTAGTTGATAGTAATACACAACAAACTTTCGCAATCGAAGGTGATTTGTATACTCCACAAAATGGTCAAACATTGCAAGCAACTATTCGTGACCTTACAACAACAGGTGGCGTTGACGTTTCAAATGCAACAGTTACAGCAACTAAACTTGCTATCTTAACAGCAGCAGCAGTTGCAGTTTAATTAATAATTAAACAACAAAAAACACTCTTCGGAGTGTTTTTTTGTGGCTTGTATTCTTAAATTATGATAAATACTATTATACGCAACTAGCGTGAAAAATTAGGAGTAATATTATGGCAACAGCATTAACAAGAGTAAATGGCGGAGCATTACCGATTGGTTCAGTAGGACAAACATTAGTAACTGGACGTCCGTTAACATTTTATACAGTATCATTAACTAACGTTCATGTTGGTTATTCAGCAGTAGACAGTGATTTTGAAAAATTAGTACGTGCTATCGAAACAGTGGGTTCAATTGAACTTTTAGGTACACCGGGCGCAGGTGCTTTCCGTGTGGCTATTTCAGGTGCAAACAAAACAGCAGGTGAATTAGAAACATTGTTGGCAGCGGCAGTAGCAACTACAACAGTGGCAGCATACACATTCTAATATAACTATTAAAATGTAAACGAAGAGGCAGTTTTTATACTGCCTTTTTTAATGACTATAAATATTGCTATGGAAGCATTATATCAATATCGAGCATACACCCTAATAGATATAACCCAAACCAATGTACTAACACAGTCAGCAGAACATCAGAAACAACGCAATCAACAACGTAATTGGGAAACAATAAATCAGTTATTAAGTTTGCGAGCACAGTTAATGGAATTTACGTATCTGCCTATGATAGCCGCTGATGTTGCAGAGTATTCGTTTGGTATTAACTATACAGGCATACATAACATTTGGTCGTTTGATTTTGCTGTTGAGCGAGAAGATGTCTATGCTCTCAATCACGATAGATATGGTACGCTTAAAGATGACTTTAAACTTGCCCCTATCATACTTAGACTAGACGAAACAGCACATCCTCCACTACCCTTATTCTATGCCAGCGGTGTAGATAAAAATATCTATTTTAAAACACGCAGTTAAAAACTACATAGTACAACTAAATATTAGTTGATGCAACAACAATAATCATGGCACATATTAAGGCATAAACTAGGCTCAACGAATACGCATCGCTACTATATAAAAGAGAGCGATAATGGCAAGTAAACCTACAGAAATCGAGAAAGAAAATTTAGAAGCACATGTCGAACTATGCGCCGTAAGGTACGGTAGCTTGGAAACTAAATTAAACAACTTGGAACAGCGCATGGATAAACTTGAGCTGCATCTGATTGACATTAAAAACAGCCTAACCGACAAAATATCGGGCGGCGACAAACAAACCATCAGCATCTTCACAACTATGATGGGTGTTGTACTTGCTGGACTCATTGGCTTTATTTCACACAGTCTTTTTAAATAAAACTCCCAATGTTATCCTGTAATAAATACTTTATAGGATAACATCATGAAAATTGTTGAACTTACAAACAAACTACTACTAACAATCACAAACGAAGAATATGAACTCTTAGAGCAGTTCACTGGCGATAATACTATTGCTAAAAGTCAATTAGACGAACGCGAACAAATAATCGCAAATCAACTCACAGTCAAAGATGTACTGTTACGAACAAATGAAGCCGGCAAAATCTACTACAAAAAACGTATTGACTGAGATCGACGTTGAAAAGATACGTAGGTTTACAGAAGCAGAGTTGGCCAAACATAGTCGAGGTCCACTACCATTCTGCTATCAACTTGGCGCAGATACACTAATCGTAGGCAAGTACAAAATAACAAAAATAACAGACAAAAACTGGCGAATTACCAAAGATAATGAACAGGTATTTGACTTTTTTAACAGAAAAGACGCTATATTTTACTGCATTGCCTTACACAAGCACAAATATGAATTAGCACAAGAAGTACGAGTTAACGATAACTTAATTGGCGTACTTGAATTTGATGCCATACTATATAGATATCGCTATAAGCAAGCACAAGAGAAGAACGATGATTGGAATATAGCATTATATTCTAATAAATACACTGAAACCATGCTTAGAATTGAAGAATCAAAGAAACAATTGAAGAAGTCTATTGTTTTGATAAATAATATTAAATAATTGCATTAGGAAGAATTAACCATGAAACTATCAGAAATGTCTCAGACATCTGCAAAAAAAATTAATAAAGTATTAGAAAGCCGTTT